CGCCCGCCGTGCTCCGGTCGTTCCTGTAGTTGTTGGCGTTGTACCCCGGCATCCAGCGCACGCTCAAATTCCCGTTGCTGTCGGTGTACGCCTCCACCTTGCCCTGCTCCACCAGCTGCTCCACCGTCTGGTAGCTGATGGGGCCGATGCCCAGCTGCAGCACGGAGTTGGTGTTCAGATCACTCAAACTGTACCCGTTGTCCCCGCCGGAGCTGCCGCTGTCTCCGCCGCTGCTCCCGCCGCCGGAACCAGCATAGGTGTATCCAGCGGCCCGCAGGGTGTCCTCTCCGTATGCGGCCACCAGCGTGTTCCAGTCGGCCTCGCTGGTCACGCGGCCCTGGTTGGCGTTGGCCCGCTGCATGGCCGCACTGGCCGCGCTCGTCCCGGTGCTTCCTCCGGTGCTGCCGGAACCGCCGCCGCTGCTCCCGCCGGAACTCCCGCCGCCGGAAGAGCTTCTTCCGGTGCTTCCGCTGGCCGTCCGTCTGAAGTTGGCCAGGTTCTGCGCGCTGGGGGTGATGCCCAGGGCCTCCAGGCCGGAGAAGTCGCCGTACTCCGCCGCCAGCAGCGCCAGGGTGTACTGCCGCTCGAAGTCCGCCGGGTTGTTGCTGGTGTCGATGCCCATGTCCTGCAGGAAGGAGTAGTCCCCGAACTCCGCCGCCCGCAGGGCGTTGTCGATGTCCTCCTGCCGCTCCCTGGTTTGGCTGTCGATTTCGTCCAGCAGCTGCCCGTAGTTGAACTCCCGATCTGTGTTGAACTGCTGCAGCTCGTTGAGGTACTTCGTGTAGTCCAGCTGCTCCAGGCCCTGGGCGGTCTGCAGCTGGTCTTTGGTCATGTTGTACTCGTCCAGCCAGGCATTGTAGTCGAAGGCCCGGTCGGTGTTGAACTGGTTCAGCTCATTGAGGTACTTGTCGTAGTCGCTCTGCTCCGCGCCCTGCACCACACCCAGGTCGGACAGCTGCATATTGTAGTCGTTCAGGTACTGGTTGTAGGCCAGCTGGTACAGCTCCGGGATTTTGTCCGTCATCTGCGCGGCGTAGTAGTTGCCCGCCTGGGCCGCCGCCGTGGTGGCGTAGGAGGAGGGGATGCCCCCGCTGGCCGCTGCCGCCTGGCCCAGGGTGTCCGCCGTGGCCCGCTGCCCCTCCCGCGTGTACTGCTTGCGGTAGTTTTGGTACAGCGGGTCGGTGGCCGGGTCATAGCTGAAGTCCTCCCGGTTCAGGATTCCCTGGATAAGGTCTTGGATGGTGTCGTCGTAGCGGTTGTTGTAGACCGGCGCGGCCTCCCCGTAGTCGTAGCTGCCGTAGTCTCTCTGCTGCTCCCACAGGTCTGCGATGTCCCCGGCGTACTGGTTCTGGTAGGTGGGGGCTTTTCCGCCGTCGAAGCTGGAGGGGGAGAGGGGGTCAAGATAGAAGCTCCCGCCGTTGTCGCCGCCGGTGTAGTTTCCGTAGCTGCTGCGGATGCCCTCCGCCCCCAGGTTGGCCAGCGCCCGCGCCTCGTCCGTGGTGGCCGCGTGGTAGTCCTGCTTATACTTCAGCAGGCTCATGCCCGCGTCCGGGTTCCGCTGGGCCAGGCTCAAATCCGCCGCGGAGAACTCGCCCATCAGGCCGCTGTCCTGGGCAGCCTTCTGGAATTGGTCATAGGTAAAAGTCGGCATAGCTCTGCTCCTTTCTCACTGTCTGCCCGGCGTGCTCTTCAGCTCGCTGCCGGAATAGCTCTCCCGCACCAGGGAGTAAAGACGCCAGCCCCCGATTCCCCGGAAGCGGATGCGGAAGTGATCGCTGCGCCGGGGGATAATGGGCAGGTAGAAGCTCCGCTTCACCGTGGCCGTCAGGGTGCTCACGGCCCTCCATGTCCCGTCGCTGTCGAACTCCATCTCCACCACGACGGAAGCCCCGGCGTCCAGCTCCATGCGCACCTGCAGCTTGCTGGTGCCCTTCTTGTTGGGGTCGTCCTCCACGAAGTCCCCGAACTCCGCCAGGCTCTCCACCGGCCCCTCCGGCGTGGCGTCCTCCGGCACCGTCCGGGTGTTCCCGTTCAGCCACAGCTTCCCGGTGGCGTCCAGGAAGTACAGCTCCGTGTTCCATCCGAAGCCCACCGCCTCCAGGGCGTCCTCCTTGTGCCACTGGTTGAACCGGGTGTCGTAGACGAAGAGCGTCCAGCCCCCCTCCACGTCCTCCATGGATACGTAATACTTCACGCCGTCGCTGCCCGCCACGGCGTTCCGGTATCGCTCCGTCCCGAAGGGGGCCGCAATGCTCTGCGGTATGCCGCCGGAGTAGGCCACGACGCCCACCCTGGAGAGGTAGAACAGCACCTCGCCCGCGATGGCCAGGCTCATGTGGCTGCCCGCCTCCACGCCCAGGGAGGCGCTGCCCATCACCTGGTAGTTGCTGGGCTTGTCCCCGTAGACCTTGTAGATGTTCTCCTCTTTGAACATACAGGGGTATCCCAGGTAGCTGCAGCAGCCGGTGAAGTCCCCGGCGCTGCCCACATCCACCGCGAAGCTGTCCGTGGAAAGCCCGTCGAACACATTCCAGTTGAACGGGTCTCCCAGTTTGGAGGCGTACACCGTGTCCCCCTTGCAGCCCCACAGGCGGTTCTCGTTCTCACAGATGAAGTCCAGCTCCGGCATCTCCCGCGCGATGGTCAGGGTCTCCGTGTCCCCGCCGGAGTTGATGGTGAAGCTGTTCTCGTAGAAGCGCAGGTTGTCCCCGTCGATTTCCCGGACGATGATGGTCTGGTTGTTGCTCTCGTGGATGGTGCAGCCGGAGATGGCCACGGCGTCCCCTACCTGGAAGGTGTCCGCCCAGTTGGCTCCCGCTGCATAGATGGTGTTGGCCTCGGCGCTCTCCCCGGCGTAGGTGCCGTCCTGGATTTTGGCGCTCCCGCTCCAGGACGCCTCCATGTCCCCGAACTCCCCGGTCAGGCGGTTGTACCACTTCTTGTCCGGCAGAATGATGACATAGGCCCCGATGCTGGTGAACTGCTTCCGGCTGTCCGCCACGTCCCCCTTCTTCTCTCCGTCCGCGTAGAAGCCCGTGCCGTCCACCCAGTACATCCCGTCCTTTGCGTAGAAGCCGTTGGGCTTTGCCAGGGTCTCCACGATGTACCGGGGCAGCCTGGGGGACAGCAGGGGATACAGGTCACTGGTCAGGTTCTTCATGTCCCACAGCTCCCCGTCCTGGGCGTACAGGTTGTGGTTGTAGCCCTTGAACTCCGTTTGCTTCGCCTTCTTGATGCCGTCGGAGTACAGCATCTGCGGCAGGCCCACGCTCATGCCCCGCCGCCCCCCTCCGGCTCCTCGAACTCCAGGAAGCCCTCCAGGGCGTCCAGCTGCGCCGGTGTGATGCGCTCCGGCATGGGAACTCGCAGGGGCTTGAAGTCCTCCTGGGCCTCCACCATGCCCAGCTCCGTGCGCCGCTCGGCGTACTCCTGGGCCTTTTCCTTCTCCCGGAAGGGGAAGGTGCCCCGCTCGGTGAAGATGATGTTGCCCTTCTTGTCCAGCTTGGCGTATTCCTTCGCCAGCTTCATCTCCTCCTTGGCGAAGAAGTCCACCTGGGGCTGTAGCTTCCGCTTCAGCATCACCAGGGCGTGGGCGGTCTTGTAGTCCCACTCCTTCTCCATCATGGCCACCACCGCCGCGTAGGCGTCCACGCACTGCTTCAGATACATGATGTTCCGCTCCTTTCCTCACCCCGCTGGGGTGTATGGGTCTCCGTTGATGTACACGTCTCCGTCGATATTGACGCTGCCGCCGCTGATGGTGACGATGTTCCCGTCCATGGTCAGCCGGGTGCTTGCCTCGATGTACACGTTCTCTCCCGCCTCGATACTGATGCCGCCCGCCGCCTGCAGCTTCATGGCAAAATTGACGCCCGCCACGCTCTCGGTGTAGACGAACATCCGGTATCGGTTCTCATACTGGGTGCCCGCGCCCCGGTCGTCCAGGCGGATGCCGCCCGCCAGGTATCTGGTGGACAGGTAGTAAAACTCGATTTCTCCGCCGGAATCCCCGTTGTAGTCCAGGGTTGAGCGGAAGACGGAACCCTCGATGATGCAGCCGTAGATGTCGATGGCGGAGATGGTTCCCGTCTGGATGTTGTCCCCGTTGATGATGGTGGTTCCGCTTCCCTCCAGATCGGCGAATGTCACCATGCCGGTGAATTGAATCGTCCGGCTGGACATCACGATGCCGTTCATCAGCAGGCGGATGGTGCTGCTGTACTCCCCGTTGCTCACCGTCAGCGTGATGCTGTTCACCGTCTGCGTCAGGGAGGACACTTCCCCCTCCGCGTTGGTGATGCGGGTGGTCAGGCTCTGCGCTGTCAGCTGCAGGGAAGAGATGTTCCCCTCCGCGTCCTGCACCCGCGCCATCAAGCTGTTGGAGGTCTGCTGCAGCGTACTGATGTTCCCCTCGGCGTCGGTGATGCGGCTGGTCAGGCTCTGCGCCGTCAGCTGCAGGCTGGCCACCTCACCCTCCACGCCCTCCAGCTGGACGTAGACCGGCTCCGTGATGATGTTGGCGATGCTGTCGAACTCCGCGTCGTTGAAGTTCTCCCGGCCCAGGTTGGCCATGGAGTAGCGCAGCTGCTCCAGCAGCATATACAGATAGTTTGTGATGACGCCGAACTTTTCGTCGGTGCTTTGTTCCTCCGTCAGCTGGGGGAACGACGTGTCCGTGGTCAGGATGTTGCTGGGCATCCGCGCCCCTCCTCTCCGGTTTTAGATCGGCGGGGGGGGGGGGGGCCC